CGAAGCGTAGACCGGAACAATTATGTTGATGGGGACAATAACAGACATGAAAATTGAAATGATTCTTCTTTTCAATTTTTCCCTCCTAATATGTAAAATCTTGTTTTCATAGGAATCCGACGCACAGTTTTCCATGCTGAAAAATTATGATCAGAAATCCGATTACCGCTCCTATGGTAATGCTTTCTTATATTTTTTTAGTCATCAAAATTAGAAGAAAGTGTTTTTTTGCTTGCTGAATAATGTCCGACGATACTTTCTCCGGGTTTCAGACTGATTGTTTCAGACTCGCCGTCTTTTAAAAGAGCCGGTAAGAATCTTTGAATATTTTTCTTGTCCACATTTCCGTTTTCCCACGGAATAATATCAATTATTCCATTAGGATAAACAACAGTCATGTCGTTTACATTAAGGAATTCTGAGTATCCGCTCAAAAAAAGCCAAAAAGCCAATCCTATTGGTTTCTCTATTTTAAGAGATACCAACAAAAACGGCAGGCTTAGAGCATAATATACTCAAAGTCTGCCGTTTTGTTTGACGATGTTTAATTGTTGAGGGTTCAGATCCTTTTTACGAAAAAGGATCTACGGTTTTACGCCTGAAATTTTTACCCTCAAAACGCAAAAAAAAGCTCGTAAATACGAGCTTTTCGAGGTGTGCATCTATTTTATTGCACAAGTATGGCTCCCCCTGTTGGACTCGAACCAACGACCCTTCGGTTAACAGCCGAATGCTC